TTGATCTGGACTTCTTAATTGTACTGACGTAGCACTTGTTAATGTTGATACGTTAGAATATGCACTAGTACCTACATACCAATCAGCTGACGTTAAACCTCCTGCTAATCTACCAGTAAAAGTACTAGGACTATTTTTTGTTAATGATTGACCTGTTAATATTTTTGCTTTTGCTGGTGCTAAATCTAAGAATGCTTCACTAATTTCATCTATTGCATTTCCTATTGTAGTAGCTGGAGTAAATGTATCAAAAAATCCATCTGTATATGTTGCATCTGATGGTGTACCTATAACTCCTTGCCCATCAGAAGATACTTCTGGACTTATTGCAACATGGCTTCCAGTAAATATTGCAGACGTTGCTGCGTCATTTGTTACAGTGGCATTTAATTCATATTGTTGTCTTCTAGTTGAATCATACCAAACAATACCATTTAATCGATCTCCAAATGTGCCTGTTGTAATAGAAGGTAATCCAGATCCTGTAAAAAATTTTGTTACTGGTTCATAATCAGATAATCCTCCTATAAACTGTATTTCTATGTTTTGAGAAATCGTTCCAAATTCAGAAGAATGAACATTTAAAGACCCAGTTGCTAATAATACTTCTCCTCTAAAAACAGGATTTACATTTTTTAAGTTTTCTAAACTACCTCTTTTATGTTGAATTACTTGTGCCATTTAATGTTTTCTTTTATATAAATATCAAATACTTTTGAATTAAATACTTTAAGGAATAATTGTTTTTGCAACACTAGACGTTGGGAAAAATCCTACATCTATAATTCCTTCTGCAGATGAAGTAATATCAGTTCCTATTTGATTGATTCCTCCATCGATTGTTATAGCTGCTCCATTAGCTAATGGTGAATCATCTGAACCAGATATTGATAATGATCCTGATAATTTTAAATGTTTTGTTAATTGTTTTCCTTTTAATCTTCTAGCCATTATTCGCTCCATCTTCCATTAACTATTACAACATCGTCTGCTTCTAATTCATATCCTAATACTGTAGAATCAAATGTTATAGTTTGAGTACTTAAATTTGAAGGACTCCAATTGTATGCATTTTTATCTATATATTGTCCATTTATGTAAACGTCAAACTCATTTGCTGTTGCTCTTCCGCCAATTACTGTATTATAATTAGGAACCCCATTGACATTAATTGTATTACCACTTACAAATATTCCTTCTTTTTCTATAAGTTGTGTAAGATAATTCATTAAAGCTGGAGTAATTTCAGTTCCGCCGCCACCGCCGCCACCGCCAGATGATTGATTAGAAACAATAACTTTATTTCCAGAAATTATTCTTTGTTTAGCATCTATTAATTTTTGTGGAACTTTTGTTGTACTAAATATATCTGTTGTTACATCTATTACTAATGCCCATTGTATTTTTTTTATTGAATATCTTTTTTGTACTGTAGACATTCTAAATTCTTGTTCTGATAACAATGTTCCATTTACTGTTAGTGGTATTGTTGCTCTAACTAATCTATCATCGCCTGCAGTATTTACTGTTTCAAAAGAAATGTTTCTTATAAATGTTCTATACTTATTGAATTCATTACCCCACGCAAAAGTTCCATATGGCATTATTTGTTCAATAACTTCATTAATTTGTGTTGTAAAATCAGTCCATACTAGCATATCATAATCGACATCAACATATTCTGGAATATTTACTGCATATAATTCTTTTGATGCTATTGATTCATTTTTTGGTATTGGAACTAAATCATCTATATATCTATTTCGTTTGTTATACTTTTGTTTGTATACAATTTGATTTCCAGGAATTGGATTATTTACATCTAATTTTTTTAATGTATCTCTTTCTTGTAATGTATTTCTTTTTAATACAATTATAGGAGATTGTAACATTCCTTTTTCATCTCGCAAATATCCTAATCTTCTTACATTATCCCATTTTTCTCCATTTGCAAATATAACCGGAACTTTCACTAGTTCTCCATTATGTTCAACTTGTGGTTGTATTTCATTTTCTATAAACCATTTAATTGCATAATCAATATCATATACTGTTCTTCTAGGTGTTCGAACAACGTCATCGTCTCTTCTTACTTGATCTGCTCTGTTAAGAATTAAATCAGGACGTGGAGATACCGTTTTATTTAATTCTGGTTTATTTGTTGTTCTATCGATATTTTGTCTGCGGTATCTAGGCATTAAAATCCTTTATATGATTGATTATCGTCTGTTACTCCAACTCTCATTTTTCTAATATTTAATGGAGTTTGTCTTGTTACATGAGCGTCACATAAAACAGATACGCTATAACCAAATTTATCTCCATTTGGCCATGTGTCAGGATTTTTTCCAGAAAAGTATTGATTTGCATCCACATTATCTAATTCATAGAATTCATTATCCCATTTAATTATATCTCCAACTTCTGGATAAAATGATGCTTTTTCTAATATATCTCTTGATATTCCAAATTGAGCTGTTCTGGTATATGAATGTCCATAATCATCCATATTAGCAGTTTTATTTTCTTTTGTTATTAAAGCAGGAATAAGTATAGAGTTAAAATATGTTTTTGAAACAGACTCTCCATATATATTGGAGTTTGATTGTTCTACAACTAATTTAAAAAATTCTATTTCTGTGTCAATTATTGCATTTAATAATTCTGCATTAATTGAAGCTAGAAATTTAGCATCTCGTTGTGTTCCAAATAGAGCCATATTATCCTACGTAAATTTTTGTTGGTACTTTTGACAATACTTCATTCATCGCATCATTTTCAGCTTGTTGTCTTGTCATCATACTCTCTTTAGTTAATTTATCTAAAAATTCTCTTAGTTGTGTAATCAATGCTTCTTTTTCTGATTGTCCTTGTGTTACTAAATCAGATCCATTTAATGTTACTTCTGAATTTGGTATTGGTACAGAAGAATATTTACCTCTAACATATCCTAACATTTCTTTTACTAATGCAGATCCATATCTAAATATCCAGGCTCTTCCCATATCATTAATTTGAGAATATTTTTGATATTTATATGGAATATTAGATGCATCACTTACAACTCCATCCATTACTGCAGCATTTCCAAATAATAAAGCTTCATCTGCTTTTTTATCTTCAAATATAAATTCAAACCATACGTTTTTATAAAATGGTGTTGCAGCTGTACCTGTTGTTCCTGGTACTGGATATAATCTTATATCATCTCCATGTATGTCAAATGAAAAATGTGATTTTCTAATTCTGTCATTGAATTCTATAGTTTGTATTCTTAATAAGTCTTGATGCAATGGCATTAACATGAAATTAACAGATGGAGAAAATCCTCCAAAATCAAATGCATCCATTAAATTTTGTGAACCTAAACCAGTTCCTACAAATGGATCAAAATATCTTATTATAGCCGGCGGGACATTGTGTAATACTCGTTTTACTTCTATAGAACTCGTATTTGTTAAAGTTATTCCTAATGTTTTTTCAACAGCTGCTTTTATACTATATGTTTGTTGTCCAGGTACTACATCTATAGATGCAGAATGCCACGTTAAATTACCTCCAGAATCTGCTTCTGTGCCATATGTTTTTGATAGTTTAGTTATATATGATAATGAAGATCCTACTAATGTATCTGAAAATCCATTTGATGACAAAAAATCAGAACCGGTTTGTATACCCAATGTGCTTAATAAATTATTAGCAATATTAATTTGATTAACTTGATTTGAGTATTCAATAACAGCAGATTCAAAAGCATTATAAAAATTTATATCTAATAGTTCAACATCCATGATTGGATATCCAACATTTTGTGCTGCATGTTTTGCAAAACTATCAGCTTGTTGTTGAAATAATGTATCATTATCAAAAAATCCAAATGGAGTATCTCCTGCAGAAAATGATGACGATCCTGGCCATATTGGTTTATTTACACTGTAATCTGGCATTATTTTTCCTTATTCTAATTTCATTAATGTACTATTTAACAGTTGCATTTGCTCTAACGATTCAATTTTTCTAGTACTTAGTTGTTGAATTGCTTGAAATGTTTTTTTAGCTGAATAAGGAGACAAAACTTTCATTGTTATTAATTCAGCTCCTTTACCTAAATCTTGTTCGATATGAACCATTAACACCATACGTATAGCTCTAATTCTATCTAAAACGTCGACTAAATTACCTTTATATCTTATTCTTGCTTGTATTGAATATTTTATTCTTGGGGCTGCCATAGTACTTCTTTTATAATAAATATCAAAACAGTAAGAAAGGGATGACGAATCATCCCTCTCAGTGTTTAAATTATTTAATAATTAATTAACTATTAAATAGAATTTAATCCAGCAACATATACTTTACCGTAGAATTCTGGTCTTACCATTTTCTTAGCATATCTTGTCATTACACCTTTTCTTGGGGTGAAGTTAACAGGATCGTATACAAGTGGAGTCATGATTAGAGGTACATATGGAGCATATACTGCACCAGTTTCAAGGAATTGAGCTCCTCTGTATCCCATAAGGATTACGTTCTCTTTCATGTATGGGTTTTTATATACTGTGTATCTATTATTGATTGCACCAATTTTTTGAACACCAGCAGCAAATTCCATTTTAGTACCGTCTGTATCTGCAGCAAATCCAGGAATAGATTCTAGGATAGTTGCAACAGCTGGACTAGTTACTAAGAAATTAGCGCCACCTCTTAATGTTTTTTGGTGAATTTTGTTAGATACTTTTTGAAGCTTAGTTCCTAAAGTTTGGAACCACTCTCCTTGCGTATTATAATATCCGCCGGCATCAACAGCTCTTCCAACAAATGAATTAGTAGCAGCATCAAAGAATTGATTTGAGTTAGCTGACCAATATTCTGTTGTTAATGCACCGTTAATTAACATATCTAAAATTTCAAGATCAATTTCCATTGATACATATTCACTTAACATTGAAGTTAATTCAGCTTCAGCGTCAATTGAGTGATATGCATTTAAATCTTGAGCAAATTCAGGAGTCCATACAGCCTTTAACTTTCTAGTCTTAGCTACTATAGGATCTGATTGCATTTCTAGATTCACTTCTGGAATGTCAATATCAGTACCATTGTCGATACCAGTACCAGCACCAGATCCTTTGAAAGGATTTGAATCTTCAAAATCTCCTCTAGATATATCAGATGGTTGTGCACTATATTTTATGATATAATCACGTGTACCAGCTGGAGCTAATCCGCCTGATCCAGTAATTACAAATTCAACTTTAGTTTTATCCGTAGATAATCTTGTAAATGCACTAAGTTGATTTACAGTACCACCTGAACCAGTTGTAATAATAAATGATCTTACTGCTAATGAGTCAGATCCTGATAATGATGATAATGGTACACTAACTACTTTATGATTTGCTATACCAGTATCTGTATAAGCAGAGTCATAATTTACAGAAGCAGATGTTGCAGATGCAACAGTACCTGATGCAGTTACTGCTAATTCATTAATTGAGTAACCAAATCTACCAGCACCATAAAGACCGCCTGTTGGGTCATCAGCTGTAGTAGTTACACCAAACATAGAATCATCAGCATTTGGAGAAGCAAATGGCTCTCCAGTTCTGTTTAAGTTATCGCCATCGAATCCAGCTTTTTCAGTTCCATATTTGAAATCTAAATAAAATACTAGTCCTGATGGTAAGTTCATTGGTTGTACAGAAACAAATTCTTTTGCTGCAAATTCAGCAAAGATTCTTCTTACCAATGGTAAAGCAACACCTGCCCATTCTTCTGATCCTTCAGTAGTACCAGTAGATGAAGCTTCTTTTACAAGTTGTCTAGCTTGATTTTCAAGAAGCTGAGCCATACCTGCTTTTTCAGTTTCGGTTTTTAAACCTTCTAGAAGACCTGTCTTTTCCCATTTAGTTACAGTTTTTACTGCTGCATTTCTTTGGGAAGGATTATTATCTTCTAATAAAGATGAAATTTCCATTTTTTATTTTCCTTTTTTTTAATTAACCTAGTAATCCTGCTAACTTCTTCCATCTGTTAGCTAATTCATTACCTTCGTTAATTATTGTTTTAGTTGCAGGAGCAGTTGATTGAGTTGCTTTAGAGGCAGTGCCTTCTTTAACTACTTTTCTCTTTTTTACAGGAACTGTAAAATTTTCTGCTAATGTACTAAATACAAGTTTAACTTCTCTTGTATTACCAGCTCTATCAAAGTTTTCAATTACTTTCATTTTTTGATTTTCTGATAATTCAAAATTTCTAAATAATTTATTCGTGTAAAGAAGTTTTGCATTTAAAAGATTAACTTCATTAATTGTGTCTCTTAAAGATTCGATAGTAGAATATGCTTCTGTAAGTTCTTCAGATATTTCATCCATTTTTTCTTTGGAATCTTTATCTTCGTCTTCGTGTTCGCCTTCTGTTACTACTTCTTCTTCGTTAATGTCATCGTCTTCTGCTAAAATACCTTCAATGATTTCATCAATATTGAATTCTTCATTTTTCATATCTTTAGGTTCAGCCATTAGATCATTTCCTTTTGAATCAGTAGAATCAGCAGCGTCTTTATTATGAGCATCTTCTGCTATTTCTTCTTCAGTTAACTCTTCTTCAGTTAATTCTTCTTCATTTAAATCTTCTTCTAACTCTCTAATAATTGCTTCTAATTCTAGATCTTCTTCAACACCACTATTAACATCAGTTGGATCTTCATCTACATCTTTCATCATCATGCCTTCCATTTCCATGTCATCGACAGCTGGTTCTTCAGCTGGCATTTCCATGTCCATTTCAGCATCCATTTCAGGTGCAGGTGCAGCATCCATCTCTCCGCCTTCTGCTTCAGGCTCGTACATAACGTCATGTTCAGCTACTTCAACTTCATCCACCGGGGCTGTAGTTGTTTCGTCTTCCATTTCGTCTTCATACAAATCTTCAGAAAGTTTTGTTGATAGCATATTGTGAATTCTAGGAGCAAAAGCTTCTTCGAGAGCTATTTTAGCGTTTGCTAATGCAGTTTCTTTAACAGCTTTAGCGTCAGCAATCGCTTCTTTTAGTAAGTCCGATTTTCCGTCCATTACTTGTTCTCCTTAAATTTTGTTTTGGAAATAAGATTATTTGTAATCTTAATAGAATAATTAATAATAATTGACGCTATATAGAGATAACGTATTTACTATAAATATAGACGAAAATAAAAAAATGAAATAAAATTAAAAAGATTTTAAATCTTGAAGATATTGTTTGTGTATAGCTGAGTTTTTAACTCTTCTTTTTGTTATACTAGGTTTTTCAAATTCTTGTTTTGATTTTAAAATATCTAATGTACCGGATATTTTAATTTGTTTTTTCCAAGATCTTAATGCAAAATTAATATCTTTATTAATTACTTTTGTTGAAAAAGCATTTCCTGGTACTATTGATTTATGGTATTTGTGGTGTTTGTTCATCGTTTGGATTATTTGTAACTTTTTGTATTGGTCTTAATGTAAATTTAAATTTAGATACTTCTGGTAATTGACTTACAAATCCTTGGATTCGTTGTGATTCTTTAGCAGGATCTTCTCCTAGTCTAACATAAAAGAATCCTTTACCTGCAGCATCATCAAATTTTGTTTTAATAACATGCATTCCTTTTTTATTTAAGAAAGCTTGTATATCTGCTTTAACATTACCAGCTGTTGATGGATCTATTAATTTATATAAAAAGCCTCCTTTATAATCAGTTAACTTATTTAATAAATCAGCTTCGTTTGTTTGAGACTTCATTCCAAAAAAATCATGGTACATGTTATCAAAATTTGACATCTATTTCCTTTATTATAATAATTTTTTTTCTAAATTCAAAATTAATGTATATCAAAGTATTTATTTAATCCTTGACCTATATCTTCATATGAAGCAGAAAGTCTTTCTTGTAGTCTAGAAATTTCTTGAGCTGTTTTTTCAAAAACTTTATATGACTCATTTAAACCTTTCATATGTCTATTAACAGTAATACCATCAAACCAATCTCCTTCTGCCAATGTTACTTGTTGAGCCATTTCAACCATATACTTTATTTTTTCACATAGTTCTTTTAAATCACCTTTACCATATACAGATTCTCCTAATTGAGAATATCCTTTAACAGCATTAACAAATTCACGCTTTTGTTCAGTTGTTACTTCTGCCTGTTCTCTTTCTAATGCTTCTAATAATTCTTTTATTTTCATGGTAAAATCCTACATTTTCCACTATCACATAAAATTGATGTAATAATATTATTTACTTTGTTATAATCTTTTTTATTTATTTTCTTTACTGATTCATTCATTGGTCTTAAAAATGCTCCATGAGTTGATGGATTAGATACAAAATCAAAACAAATTAATTCAAAATCTTCTTGAACTTCTACTGCAGATTCTTTATAAAGCTCTTTTACTGAACCTAACCCTCTACTAGATATTCCTAATGTAATACCAGCTTCAAATAATGATTTTAAAATTTTGCCAGCTGGTGTTTCTAATATTTGAACTGCTCCCATTAAATCATCGCCTTCCCACCACATTTTTAAAACATTGTGAGAAACATTATTTAAATTTACAACTGACGATTCAGGATGATCTAATTCTCCTAATGCTCTATTTTGATTGATATATTCTTTTTGATACTTTTTAGCTTCTCTATCTAGTATATGTTTCGGATATACACGACCATTTTGATTTTTAGCACCTGCTCTTTGTAAAACACCTTGTACAACTAATCCTCCTGGTAATCCATATTGTTTTCCCATTTGCTCATTAACAGCACCTATAGGTTTAAACGGAATATATTCTACTAATAAGCCTTTCATTCTATTCTCCCAAACTTCTAACTCTTTCAGATATTTTAATTAATCTTTCAGATATTTTATTTAATGCATTACTAGTAGATCTTCCATATGTAGATCCAGCAATACCAGATTCATTTTTTAATCTAGACGTATATCTAACTAATTGTTCTATCTCTTGTAATTTTTTTGCAACTTCTTTAATAGTACCATTAACAGTTTGAGAAGGAGTTGATTTTGGATTGCCTGTTGCAAATTTAGAATATGATTCAATCATTGCTTCATATTTTTTATCCATTGCTTTTGATACAGACTCATACTTCATATTTTTTTTCTTTTTAGCTTGAGCTCTTGTTGAAAATGCATTTGGTGTCTGATACCCTGCAATAGCACCGGTAACATTTTGTTCTCCTAACTCATCTTCTGTTAATTCAATATCAACGTTTGGATTCTTTTTTTGCATTTCTGCAGCTGCATCTGGATCTGATGTTTTAATAACTTCGTTTGCTTGTTTAGCAGCTTGTTTCATTGGCTCTTCTGTATCATTATCATTATCTAGATCTAAAAAGTCAGGTTTAGCTTCTTCATTATATTTTTTACTTTTAACTTTTGCAATTGCATCTTCTTTGGATATTCCAGAAGCTACCATTCTAGCAATTTGAACATCTGCAAAATCTTGATCCTTATCTCCATCTTGATCTTGTTCTTGTAAGTTTGCAAATTTAGATTCTATTTCTTTTAAAAATGATTTCATCTGTTTACCTGTTTTAGTTCTTTAATTAAATCAAAATATCTAAGTATTGATAAAATATGTGATTCATTAACCGTTTTAATTGTTTTTACGTTACAAAGCATTTCAGATAATTTATCTACTTTTATTTTTGTAACAGGATCATTTATTTTTAATACTTGTTCTTTTAATTCTTTTTTAATATTTGGTAATATACTTTCTAAATAAATTTTTAATGACTCAGTATCATTAACATGAACAATATATTTATTGAGTACTTGTTTTTGATTTTCATCTAATGAAGAATATTTTTTATTAAATTTATCGACTAGCAATTTATATGCTAATAATCTAACATCTTTATCATGAGATTTATATTTTTCTAAAACAATATTTTTTTGATTAGATGTTTTAGTATCAGTTACCATATATTCAACAATAACATTTTTACATTCTAATAATTGTTTAGGATTATCGGATTCAGTATATTCAAATATTTTATATACAGAAGCTAATTCTTTATAATTATTTATTCGAATTTTTGATATTTTTTGAAAATCAAAATTTTCTGAAATTTCTTTTACTAAATTATATCGTTGTCTACGCAATGAGCTTTTATTTAGTTTATTATGAGCTGCTTTACAACTTCTAATAAATTCTAATGTTTGTGCTTCTGTTTTAAATGATTCTTTAATCAATGAATTGTATAGTTGTAACTCTTTCGAAAGTACTGTATTTTTACCGAAATATTTTTTGATGATTTCTACAGTAACAGTTTTGTCTGAAGTTAATGTTTCAGATGTAAGTTTTCTAACTAACATTTCAAAAAGAATAGCAGTATTTTTATACTTAGAATGTTTTAAATTTTTCATGTTAGTGCATGGTTCTTTTCATATAAATATGATGTTAATTATAAAATATTGTTTTCGTCTAATAATGATCCAGAATCATCTTGTTTTTTAGATTTTTCAAATAATACTTTGGATCTATTTTTTTTAAGTTTTTTTAGAATATCGGCATTTTCTGTCGCTACTGTTTTCTTTGCTGTTTTAAATCTTGGGTCTGGTTGAAATGTAGTACTCATTGCTTGTTTTACTGTTTTTGCTCCTGTCGGATCCCATCCCATATGATTTTTATGTTGTCCGTATTTAATTCCTTCTGGCGGTCTTCCTCCTGCATCTTTATCTATTACGTCATCATGACTCATATGCATTGATGCTAAATCGTGCGGAGTACCATATGATACGCCTGTTAATGTTGGATCATTTCCTTCTTGCTCAATTTGTGCTTGTCTAAATCTTAATTTTAAATCTTCATTTACATTATTTCTTTCTTCTAACCACTCATCCTCAGACATATTAAATATGTATTCATATATGTATTTGTCAGAAACTAATTTTGAATCTTTCATTGCAACTGCTAATTGAATCTTTTCATTCATTAATGCAACTTTTTGTTGATCATATATAATCGATGGAGGAGTTAATGCTAATTCAAATCCAATAAGATCTTCTCCTTCAAAACCTTGTGCATATAAATGTACTATTGCAATTTTTGATAATTCTGAAACTATAATTTTTTGTACACGTTCTATTGTCCTAGCAAATCTAATATCCATAGACGCTAAAGTAGTTTTTCCTTCGACTCCTTCATCATATCCTAAAAATGGTTTAGGAATTTTTAAAGCTGCCATCATTTTATTTTTTACATATTCAATATCTTCAGTACCGGTAAATTCCATTCCTGGTAATGTATCGATAGTTGTTTGACTATTACCACCTCTAACAGGAAGATAATAATCTTCTAACATATTATTTAAATTAAATTTTAAATTATAGTCACCAGTATTTTTATCTACATATGGTATCTTTTTCATCTTGTTGATAATTTGTTCCATAAATGTATCAACTTCATTTGGTGGAATATTACCAATATCAACTTTAAAAATTCTTTTTTCTGGAGCTCTCATGATTCGGTGAATCAACATTGCATCCTCTAACATTGTTAATTTTTGAAATTCTTGTCTAGCTCCTTCTAACATTGATCTACCATACGGTAAAAAGTTTGAATCAGATAACATTCTAAAATGTGCAATTTCAAAAACATCATATTGAACGTTTTCACTGATATCGTGTCTAAATTTTATATTATATTCACCAGATTCAGAATCAAATTCTTCTAATCTTTCAATTTCATATGAAGATAATGGTCTAGCATTAATTATTCCAACTTCATCTGAAATATCTAATTTTAAAAAGAAGTCTCCGTATTTACATATATTTCTTACCCATGGCCACATATTGAATTCAATATTTAATACGTCATAGAATAAATTATATAATATTTTTTGAATGTGTGTTTTATTTGTTTTAATAGTTAATATATCTCCAAATTGATCTTCTAATGTAGATTCATCTGAATATATATCTAATGCTGATGAAATAATTGGATCTTTGTCCATCATTTCATAATCAGTATAAAGTTGTTTTCTGTTTTGTTGAGAATAATAATTTGAATCATATCCTCCGAATGCAGATCCATATGATCCATATCCATGTCTATTAGTTCCATGTAATCTAGAATATCTATCAGTAATTTTTGTTGCTGCTAAATTTCCTGTTGATTGTAATCGATTTGTATCAACTACACGTAGTTTTTCTTTTCCGTATTTTCTAACTACGACATTTGTACGAAATAAATTTTGTAAACGTTTTCTTAACGACGCCATGATTTTATCTTTAATTTATTATAAATATAACTAACTACAGAAGCCAGGACAAATTTTCATTATCTTGACCGTTATTCCAATTCCATTCATCATTATTATATCTTGTTTTATTAGTATAAACTATATTATCAGATTTTTGAAATTGTGATAATGCTCTTTTATTTAATTCAATTCCTTGTTGCCTTAACTTTAAACTTGTATCACGCAACCATAATGCAATAGCAAAACTCATTACTAAATCATCATTATATCCTATTTGTGCTTGTGGTTTACTATTTAACCAAACAAATACAAATAATTCTTGTATCAGTCTTTTTGAGTAAATAACAGGACTTTTTTCTCTCATATACATTTCTAATGCTGAAATCATTAATGGTCTTGTTCTTGAAGTAGTTGAAACACCTGGAACCATTTGTGATTTATCTTTTTGATCATATCCTTTTCTTAGTTGTATTTCTAAATCAACATATCCATCATCTTTATAAGTATAAAATAAGTTTTCATAATTTCTATCTAATGCTGGTTGTATTGCCGCCCATCCTATATTTGCGTTTTCTATAGCTAGTAATGCATTATTCCATTCTGTAGCTACAGTTACTAACATATTTCCAAAATCTTTAGGAGGCAATTTTCCTTTATATTCTGCTACTTGTTTTATAGATTGTACTTCAATTACGTGAAATGCAGACCAATCTGCTCCATCACCTCTTGCAACGTCAGCTACTACAATATAATTTTTTGAATAGTCTGGATACTCCCATATCCAATAACCATTATCATATCCTCTTTTTTCAACTGGCTCTATACATTTAGATTCATATTCTTGTAAAATTAATCCATCTACTACGGTATGTCCAGATGATATAAAATCACAATCACATTCTTGAGCTGCTCCTCTTTCACCTAATAATTGTGTTTGTTGATCTCTCCAAGACTGATCACGTTCTGGATGTAATGTCCAATCTAATTTTATTGTTTGGAATCCATTAACTCCAGTTTCAGCATCTGCCCATGTTTGATGAAACCAATTACCAATTCCATTAGGAGTTGATAAAACAATAGCTCCACCACCAGTAGATAATGTTGCTTGAGATGCTACCCATATTTCTTCAATATTTCTAATGAATGCAGCTTCATCAACTATTAATAATGACAATGCTTCAGAACGTGCTCCAGTAGACGCACTAGATATTGCTTTAATTTCTGACCCATTTGCAAATTTTAATGATAATTTATTATTAGTAACTATATTTGTTTTTAACCAACTTGGTAAGTTTTCATTCATTATTTGAACTTTACTTACTAAATTTTTTGCTACGTCTTGGGTAGTTGCAATAACTAATACATTAAAATCTTCATTAAATAACATTGACCATAAAGCATACCCTGCAGATAATGTTGATATACCTAATTGTCTAGATTTTAAAATAACATTATATCTATTGTTTTGTAATGTAGTTAATGAATCTTCTTGAAATGGAAATAAATTAAATTTTATTTTTCCACGAATTGGATGTTGAATATAACAATATTGTCGCATAAAATATACAGGGTCTTCTGCACATTTTTTATATTGCTCTTGAATTATTTTTTTTATATTTTGTTTTTCACTCACTTAAGTACTTCAACGGCCATTTTTCCTGTTGCTACTGCAGTAATTATTCCAGATGTAAACCATATAACTTTATGATCATACCATTTTGGTTTTAAATACTTTTCACGTTGTATGTATAATTCAATATTACTATTTAATAATTCTATTTTTTTATTTGTATACATTAAGTCTATAGAGTCTAGTTTTGCAATTGTTTCTAATTCAGATATTAATATTTCTTGTTGTGAAATTATTTCATTGTTAATTGAATCCAAATAATACAATGAATCTAATGTTTCTGAAATAGCTATAATCTCATCTTCAGTAAAATATGTATCTGACTCTTGTCCTATTAAAAACATTGGCCATAATAATATTATAATAAAATATTTTTTCATTTCCTAATTTTCTTTCTAATATTTGCTTTTGCAGAACTAACTGATTTTTTTGGTGCTGCTTTTTTTGGTGCTGCTTTTTTAGCTTTAGTAGAAGCTATTTGTTTTTTTGTAGTAGTTGCTTTTTTCTTTGCAACTGTTTTTTGTTTTTTAACTTCTTCTAATTTTCCATCTAATTTATTAATATTAACATTGTTATTGTCAATTTCTTTTTTTGCTTGTTCAGCTTTTTTATTATTAGATTTTTTTCCAAAAATAAATATTAATCCAAATATGCCGGCGACTACACCAGCAATAATTTTCCATGTTTTTTTAATCATTGTTTTCCTTTTTATGTAAGTTTTCTAAAAACTTTGTTTTAAATTTATCGAATTCTTTTTGTATTTTTTCATTGAATTCTTCATTTGTCATTTTAGCCGACCAATGTTCTAATAATCCGTCTGCGTTCATAACTGTGCTTGATGCTTTTGTATATGTTTCTTTTAGCATTTTAACATCTTGTTCAGCTCTTTTTAACCATGCGTTAGCATTTTCAGTCATTTTTTTGCGTTCATATTCTTCGTATTTTCCTTGTTTTTTTAATTCATGTTCCATATCGATAACACAATCAACACACATTCCGTGAATAATACGCATTTTTTCGTCTGTAGGGCCGAATTCTGTTTTACAACATTCTTTTTTACAATTTGGATAGGAATTTAAGTATTTTCTAACTTCTTCTGCAACTGAGTTTTTTGGTTTCTTTACACGAAATCCTTCGCGCTGTTCAATTAGATATATAGTAGTGCCAATTTTCTCTTCCCATATATCTCCAACTTTTCTAGCTTTATTTTTTTCAGCTTTTTGTTTAGCGTCAGAAAATCCAATTGTTTTTTTAGTTTGAAATGCATGAGTACCATCCAACATTTTCTGGATGGCTTTTATATTTTGTAACTTGTTTGCCATAAAATTTAATTAATTAAAATTATCCTAAATCATTAGGATCTTGTTTTTGTAATGATCTATCAATTAATTTTTTCATAAAAGCTAAGAATTGTATTTTTTGTTTAGGATTCTTGTCTTGTAATAATAATTGCAATGATTTCATCATCATTTGTACTTGTAATAATGTACTTGGTTTTTGTTTTAATGCTTCAATAAATTTTTCAATTCTAACATCTCCAGCTGTTTCTTCTTCTGATTCAGGCTCTTCTGCAGCCGGCTCTTCTGCTGGTTCTGGAGCAGGTTCAGGTTCTGGAGCAGGTTCTGGAGCAGGTGCGGCATCAGCTGGTTCTGCAGGTGCTTCTGGCGCTGGAGCTGGTTCTGGAGTATCAGCAACTGGCTCTTCTGGTGCTGAATCAGTTTCTTCATCATCTTGTTCTGTTTTAAGAGTATTTAATGCCTGTTCAGATAAAAATTTAACAACTTTTCTTTTTACAATTTCTTTTACTAATTGTTCTTTTTGCTCTTTAGTTAGTTTTTCTATTTGTGTCATATATCCGCCATCTTTTTTTGATAAGATATCAATTAATTCTTTTGCATCTTCTTCTTGATTTTTTACTAATTGTTTTAATGCATTAGATGGCATTTTAGAATCACCATCTTCCATGTCTTTAGTAACATATACTCTATCAGAATCTTTTACTTTAGGTACCATGTTTTCAACATCGTCGATAACTTCTTTATCGTCTTTTCTAGGAACTTCAGGTAATGGCTCACCTGATGCATTTGGTACCATTCCTTCGACTTCTTTGTCGATAGTGTAATCTTTTAAATCTTTTCTAGCTTTATGCTTTTCATTTTTTGGTTGTTTATATTTAGCCATTTTAACGTCCTGTTATATTATTTTATATAAATATTATCTAGAATACTTTAATGTTCCTAATATTTGATTTATGGGAGCAAATGCACCGGTTAATTTATATGTATTACCTCCATATGTAAATACAATGCCTTCTACAGGTACTATTTTTTCAAATCCGCCGAGTCTTTTTATACGCTCCAATTGTTTCTTTAATAATTCCATTTTTGATATATCATTCGTAGATCTTAATGTACGAATAATTTGTGCAATTTCTTGTCGTATTGATTGAACTGCTTTATTAGGATTTGCTGCTAAAAAGTTAGAAGCATTTTTCATTATTTCAGCACCTAATTTTAAAAAGATAGATTCAAATGGTTGTAAATTATCTTTTTGATATTGTTTGAAATCTTTTTTATCAAATGTAGATACCCAATTTAAAAATTCTGGATTATCAATTTGTTTTTTTATTGTTACAATAGTATTTGATTTGTCATTAAATGACCATCGTCTTACTAATTGATCAATTAATTCATCTGATATATCATAATTCATTTCAGATGCTTTTTCTTTTATTACATCTCTCCACCAAGCTTTATGATAATCTGCTAAATAATTATTATCTTTAAGTTGATATTTATCTCGCAATTGATTTAACTCTGTAAATAATGCATCTTGATAATCTTGAAAATTTTCAACTCTTCCTACTTTAATTTTTTGTGGTGGTATTAAATTAAATGTTTTTTGCATATGAGCATTCGCATCTTGTATAGCTTTTTGTATTACTGCTCCGCCTGACATATCTGTTTGAACTACATTTCCATTCTCATCATATTCAACTAAATTATGAAATTGAAGTACTGCTATTTCATATGCTATGACATTTTTTGTTTCTGGATAAATAATTTCCATGTTAGCAAATACTTTTCCATTTTGAAAAATACTATTTAATTTTTCTGTTCCTACTTTTGAAAATGCTGCTTCTAAATCATTACCAGCTTCTCCGAATGCATCTGATATAGGTCCTCTTCCTGCAAACTTTGATTGTAATCCTTCAACTGATAATGGATTAACACGCTCTGTTTTATTTCTGGCAAATTTAACTGTTCCGTCTTTAAATGTAACAAATATATTTTGTCCATCTGTTTTTTCAGTAACTGCATTTTCTATATCTAATCTACCTTGTAATCCACGTGAAATCATTTCTTTGAAATCTGCAAATGTTAATGATTGTGATCTATTTTTATCAAATGGATGTGACATATGTCCAGCTAACCCGCCTTCATTTAAATATTTTGTTCCAAATACTGTTTTTGGATAGTCATCAAAATCATATGTAAATCCACGATCATTTTTCTTGTCTAAAA